CAGGAATTTATTTATCTAACGATAAAGATTGGGGAACAAACCCTTGTTGTGAAATCGCACTAAGACCATTTCAGTTCTGTAACTTATGTGAGGTAAATGCTTCTGATATCGAATCACAAGAAGACTTTGATAAAAGAGTTAGGGCAGCCTCTTTCATTGGTACACTACAAGCAGGATACACAGACTTCCATTATTTAAGAGATATTTGGAAAAGAACAACTGAAAAAGACGCACTTATTGGTGTTGGTATGACAGGAATTGGTTCAGGGGTTGTGTTGGGTTATGATATGAAAAAAGCGGCTAAGATGGTTAAAGAAGAAAACGAAAGAGTCGCTGGTCTTATTGGAATCAACAAATCTGCAAGAACAACAACAGTTAAACCATCGGGCACCTCATCATTGGTATTGGGAACATCATCAGGTATTCACGCTTGGCACAATGATTATTACCTAAGAAGAATCCGTGTAGGAAAAAATGAATCAATTTATTCATACCTTGCAATTAATCACCCTGAATTAATTGAAGACGAATACTTTAGACCACATGATACTGCGGTAATCACTATTCCACAAAGAGCGCCTGAAGGATCAATCGTAAGACATGAATCGGTATTTCAGATGTTAGAAAGAGTTAAAAAAGTTTCACAAGAATGGATTAAACCTGGCCATAGAAACGGACAAAATACTCACAACGTATCGGCAACAGTATCAATTAAAGAAGATGAATGGGAATTAGTTGGTGAGTGGATGTGGAATAATAGAGATTTCTATAATGGACTTTCAGTACTACCATACAATGGAGGAACATATACTCAAGCACCTTTTGAAGATTGTACAAAAGAAGATTTTGAAAGATTAGTAAAATCATTAACAGATGTTGATCTTACAAAAGTAATCGAGTTACAAGATAACACTGACCTTAGAGGTGAAGCAGCATGTGCTGGAGGGGCTTGTGAAATAGTATAAGTCATGAAAGTAACATGGGGTAACGATATAACGCTAACATACCAAGTTTTGTTAGCGTTTTATAATCTTAGAAAGAATAATTAAAATGAACGTAGGCGCATCAAAAGATTGGATACAACAACAATATGTTAGAGAGTTCGGTCCAAAACTCCAACCAACTGAATTTTATTATGATAGCCAAGGTAGAATGGTTATGACAGAAGAATACCACAAAAGACGAGGTAGATGTTGTGGTAATGGATGCTTACATTGTCCATATGAACCAAGACACGAAAGAGGAAATACAAACCTACAAGAAAAATCACTGAGTAATCAGTGATTTTTTTTATTTATATAAAATTATACCACATTATATTTATTAGATATGGCAGATGGTATTTCTTATGGTATTAATTTTCCTTTCAGACAAAGTCAGAAAGGAACATACTTAAATGTAACCGAAGAAACTGGTGATGAAATAAGGGCAAACTTAATTCATCTTCTTTTAACAAGAAAGGGTTATAGATATTATTTACCTGATTTTGGAACAAGACTATACGAATATATATTTGAACCTTTAGATGGGCAAACTTTCGATACAATAAGGGCTGAAATAGAAGAGTCAGTTGCGAAATATATCCCAAACCTTACTATAGAAAATATTACGATTGAACCTTATATTGAATCAGAAATATCATTAGGTGAGTTACCATCAGAACAATTTGATATACCAGTATATAGAGTACCTGGTACTAATACAGAAGAATACACTGCAAAAGTAAAAATAGAATACACTGACGATAATAGTGCTTTTGGTTCTAGAGAATTTGTAATTATTAATTTATAAAATTATGGCAAATAAAAAAATATCATACACTGAAAGAGATTTTGAAGGAATAAGAAGAGACCTAATAAATTTCACACAACAATATTACCCTGAGCTTATTCAGAACTTTAATGACGCCTCAGTATTTTCTGTATTAATGGATTTAAATGCTGCGGTTGCCGATAATTTAAACTATCATATAGATAGAAGTGTTCAAGAAACGGTTTTACAATACGCCCAACAACGTTCTTCAGTTTTTAATATTGCCAGAACATATGGGTTAAAAATACCAGGTTATAGACCTTCAGTTGCTGTTGTTGATATTTCTATCACTGTAGATGCTCTTGGTGCTAACGAAGACACTAGATATCTAGGTATTTTAAGGGCTGGCGCACAATTTAACGGAGGAGGAACTACGTTTGAAACCATTTATGATATTGACTTTTCTAGTCAGTTTAATAGAGAAGGGTTTATCAATAGAACCAAAGTTCCAGTTTTTGATCAAAATAACAGACTAACAAATTATATTATAACCAAAAGAGAGGTTGTTGTTAATGGAACAACAAAAGTTTTTAAAAGAGTTATAAATTCTTCAGATGTTGCACCATTCTTCAATTTTTTCTTACCTGAAAAAAATGTTTTGGGGGTATCATCGATAATACAAAAAGACGGAACAACCTACACTAACACACCATCTTACAGTGATTTTAATGGATCAAATGATAGATGGTATGAAGTTGATTCGTTGGTTGAAGACACAGTATTTATTGAAGATCCGACTAAACCTGTAGATTCTGCGGGAGTAAAAGTTGGTAAATATTTAAAAACGGATAATCGATTTATAACTGAATACACACCAGAAGGTTTCTTAAAGATACAATTTGGTGCAGCCACCACTACACCCGACGATCAATTAAGAAGTTTTACAAGAACTGGTGTACCTTTAAATTTAGCTAACTATCAAAATAATATTGGATTAGGTAAGACAGTTCAACCAAATACAACAATTTTCGTTCAATACCGAATTGGTGGCGGGTTAGCGTCAAATATAGGTGTTGGTGCTATTACACAAGTGGGGGTTATTGATTTTGTGGTAAATGGGCCATCAGAACAAAAAAATACGGATGTCGTCCAATCTTTAACAATTACTAATGTTACCGCGGCAATTGGGGGAGCCAACCAACCAACACTAGAAGAGGTTAGAAACATGGTTTCATTTAACTTCTCAGCACAAAAAAGAGCGGTAACCATTAATGACTACAAATCTTTAATCGATACGATGCCAGGAAATTTTGGAGCACCGGCAAAAGTATCTATCAGTGAAGTTGATAATAAAATTTCAATTAAAATTCTTTCATATGATGATACCGGTGTCTTAACACAAACGGTTTCTAACAATTTAAAAACAAACTTAGCAACATACCTTTCTAAATATAGAATGATAAATGACTATATTTCTATTGAGGTTGCTAAAGTAATAGATTTAGAATTTGAAGTTTTTGTGGTTTTAGATAACCCTGGTAGTCAGGCAGAAGTAATTACACAGATAATAAATAATATAAGTGATTACATGTCTCCACAAAGTAGAGAGTTAGGTCAAAATGTTAATATTGCAGATATAAAAAGAAACATCCAAGATATTGGAGGCGTTAACACGATTACAGAAATACGAGTTTATAACAAAATCGGTGGGCAGTACTCTTCTTCCGAAACATCCCAAAGATATATAGATCCTGTTACAAAACAAATAGAATTAATAGACGAGACTATATATGCTGAACCCGATCAAATATATCAAGTAAGGTTTTCAAATAAAGACATTAAAGTAAGAGTAAAAAATCTTTCTACAGTAGACTTCGGCTAAGATTATTTATTTTGGTTTATTTAATCGTATTATAAAAATACGTAAAATAACTATTTATCACTAAAGAAGAATATGTCTAAAAGCTATAGATTTAGAACAAACTTAAACCAAGATAGAGAAGTAAGACTTAATATTGAACAAGATTTTGATATGATTGAAGTCTTGTCTTTAAAACTTAAACAATCTGATGTTTATACAAGGTTCTGTGCCGATTATGGTGTGGTGGCAGGTAGAGTCATTGTTAATGGTGGGTACGGAGTACCAAACGTAAACATTTCCATTTTTGTACCATTAACCGCACAAGATGAATTAGACCCCGTAATCTCAACATTATACCCATATAAAAGAGTTGATCAAAAAAACGAAGACGGGTATAGGTACAATCTTCTACCTTATAAGTCTGAGTATGGGGGACACACACCTACAGGAACGTTTCCTGACATTCAAGACGTTTTAGAAAGACAAGAAGTCTTAGAGATTTATGAAAAATACTATAAGTATACAGTAAAAACAAATGAGAGTGGTGACTTTATGATTGTTGGCGTCCCTTTAGGGATGCAAGTTATAGTAATGGATATGGACTTATCAAACATTGGTTGTTTTTCTCTTAGACCATCAGACTTAGTTAGAATGGGTATGGGTGCGGAATCACAGTTTGACGGTTCTCAATTTAGGTCTTCAGAAAATATAGAATCACTTCCACAAATTATAAACATAAACAAAGATATCGAAGTTAGTTCTTTTTGGGGTGAAACTGATATATGTAATGTCGGTATTACAAGAGTTGATTTTGATTTAAGAGATCAGGGTATAACCATAGAACCACAAGCGGTATTCATGGGATCTATGTTCTCAACATCTGAAGAAGATTCTTTAGGGACTAATTGTAAACCAAAATTTGATTCAGGTAACTTGTGTGATTTAGTCAGTGCCCCTGGTAAAATTTTAGCAATAAGGCAAACCATTTACACCGATAGTTTAGGTCTACCAATATTAGAGGAATATAAACTACCTGAAGGAGGTAATGTAATAGATGGGGATGGTACATGGCTAATAGAGGTTCCAATGAACTTAGATTACGTATCAACAA